TTTTGAACAACGTGAACCAATTCATGCAGCAATGTGGTGATATAGTCCTTTTCATTCAGATCATTGTGAATCTGAACAAATTGCTCATCACCATTAACCTCAGTGAATCCGAAGGCATTATCATCACTTAGGTCAGTGTGATAAACCTCAACGTCACTGTCAATCTCATATTTGGTTGTAAAGAACTCGAACACACTTTGAGTGAGGTGAGTGTGCTCAGATTTGCCAGAAGTGAATAACATCAGAAGGAGATTGCAAAGTTACCGAGATTGTCCTGAGATACTGTCTCTTTACCTGATAACATGCTGCGATCCCAATCTACATTCCAACAACCTATGTCCTCTTCAATAACAGCAAATCCGAAACATCCAGGAACAGGCATCATATATTTGCCATGAGATTCTGCCTGTCTGGCACTGGTGAATCCACGGGCATTGATTGCCCAATCCTTGCCGAAGTAAACACAGATGAAGTCTCGCATGGGTTCCGTTCCTTTGACTCTTATAGAATACAGGAAAACGGGTCCAAATCAACCGATAGTGGACAGTTTGTCAAAGTGTCCACTACTTCACTTATTCCATAAATGTTCTGTTTTCATTGCTATCCAACCTAGACCACAAATTGCTGCGACAGGTACAATAATCCACCAGAACTCCATGATCAACCAAGTTGCACCAACTATGCAACCAAGTATAAACCAACCTCCCATATCTCCAGCACTAGAGAGTAGAGAACCTCCACCATATGAAACTTCTCTTAAATTAGAAATTGTTGTAATATCACCATGCTTTGCATAGATTTGATCTAAAGCACCACTATAAGATGCTGCCTCAACTGTTGTTGTAATTTGTCCAACATCTGAGTTCACCCATAAATCTGCTTTCCAAGTTGCCATCAATCAATCCTCCCAGTGTTCATAAGACCATTTGTTATTTGTGACAGAGTAGTATACATCTTTGATGCCACAATCTCTAAGATATGCCTCACAAACTGGGCAGGGTCTTGCCATTCTTAATTCATCTTGATTGTGTCCACCCAAACGTGCAACAACGATCTTATCTCCTTCCTCTTTTGCTTTAATTAAGGCAGACAATTCTGCATGGAGATAGATCTTACAAGGTCGTCCTACTTTTTGTGCCCAATGTGCTTGAGTTGGATGAGTTTTCTTCTCATTGTTGGTAGCACAAGTGATAACCTTGTTCTTTTTGAGTAACACAGCACCAACCTTCTTTTTAGATGGTGATGATGCTGCGACCTCAGTTGCAAGTTTGAATAGACTTTCCATCAGCAATCCGACGACGAAAGTTCTTCACCAGTGCTGTTCCAGAAGTCTTCCCAATCTGCACGATTTGCCTCTGTGACTGTTTCCAACTTATCAAGTAGTTTTGAACACTTTTGCTCATATCTTGCAAAGTATTCATGACTACCACGGACCTCTGCAATAATATCATCAAACAGTTCTTCCATTGATGTTTCTTCGTCTGAAATATAGTCAAAGATGACATCATTTAGACGTTCACGACGTTGTTCAGAATAAGACATTGAATTGTAGTCCATAGGTGTTTGAATAGTAGGATAACACATTGTAATTTAGCAGGCAAGAGCACCTTCGGGGATGACTTCTTTCTTTCCGAAGTTATCATCCCAACTGCGAGTATTATAGCAGACCCATTCACCATTGCGGTAAATGTATCCATACTCTTCACCATCTTCGATGAATTGTTTTACATTCTTATCAAGACGAGGAGGACAATCCTCACCACGTTGTGCATAGTATTGAGGACCATATTCTTCTGCTTCTTTATTCTCAATCACATGTGGAGCAAGTTCTTTACCAGTCCAACGATCTTTTGTCCAGATACATGAACAATCACCACCATCAATCAGTTCAGAAACTTTCTCTTTTGTGTTGTAATGTGTGTTCAAGATGCGACCAGTCCAGGAAGGATAACCATCCCAGTGCTGATAGATTGACAGAATAGATTTGTCTGCAAGTTGAATACCAATGCGAGAACGAGTGCCCATGATGAAGAAGAATTAGATTAAAATGTGAGAGTGAAGATCACTCAAAAGATGGAATCTTTGCTTTTGCTTCTGCCGCATACTTTTCAGCATAAACACCAGCAATCCACTCAGTTTCGAGTTGTGTTGGTTGATCACCATATCCAACTTGTGGACCGTTATCAGTCTTCCGACCGATCCACATACGTTGACGTGTCTTAAGGCAGGATGCTTGAGAGAGAATCATTGTGTGTCCCTTTGACTTCTATAGTATAAGGCACAGAGAGGCACCTACAAGGGTCTCTGTGCCACTTGTTTCACCGTCCAGGTGTCTGCCACCGTTTGGGCATGTTAAAGTTGTTCATGGAGAAAATCTCACGGTCTACAAGTTTAACAATTTGACCAGATTCATCAGCAATAGTGAACCCTTCCTGCTTGATTTGCAGGGAACCAATGTAAGATTTGGGACAGTTTGTGATCTTGAGACTGTCCATCAGATCCTCTTTCATCTCAATCACAGTGAGATAAAGACCCGCAAGTTTGGGACAATCAAACACCAACGTCAGCAATTCATAGGTGAGTTCTTTACCCTCACGGATGAAAGCATTGATGATTTTCTTACAGCAATCTGCTGTACGTTTGTCCAGAAACTTGACATCAGTGGTGTCAATTTGTGGTGTTTCAGGACTTCTCATCCAATCAACACAAGGTTGCACCCACTTGACTTTCTGATTATCATCAAAATGCTCTTTAAGTGGAGATGCTACAGCATCACGCAGATCATTCTCTGCAAAGTATTCTGTATGAGGTGCAACAATGAACTTTTGAGTTACAACTTCTGGAAACTCATAAGTGATAGTATTCTGAGTGAAGATAGTTCCTGCACCCCAACCCAAGAAATCACCTTGGAAAATCCTATCAGTACGAGGAAGGAAGTTGTAAGCAAGATGCAGAATCTCTGCCATTTCATCCTCATAGAAGAAGTCAATCTCCTCATGAGAGTGAGCAATACGGATCTTTTTCTTGTTGAAAACTGCTTTATTACCAACAAAGAATGTGCCAGTGGCAGGATCTTTGCCCCAAACAATAGCAATACCATCCATCTTCACACTAGCATGTGTGAAATTGTAGAGTAGATCGATGGCAGAAAGATCACCAGTCAGAATGGTGTCTTCAGGATGCTCTTGATGTTTGTTTTGCATGTTTTCTTGTGACTGAAGTCAGTATAGGGTAGATTGGAGCAGAATGGGAGAACCGTGTGCAGGTTGTCCAACTGTCACATCTTGATCATTGCTTCAATAATAGTTGATGTTAAATGTGTTCCCCAATGAAGAAACCAGACAAACGATGATACAAATAGCAGTTTTTCTTTAGAAGTCAAGATAACCCTCGATTGCTTTGTTGATAGCTTTAGACAAAGATGTGGGTGGTTCAATGACATCAAAGTCACCCAGATCACACTCGTAATAGTCACCGAGTTTGAGTTCAATCATAGCACCGTCAGCACCATCAGTGTAGAGAGATCGTGCTTTCTCATCATCAACAATCACCACACGACGTGCAGTAAGATCAATCACCATCATGTAGTCAAAAGTTTTCAGTTGCTTGAAATCTTCGACAGTCTTCTTCTCACTCAGGAAAGACTTGACCTTAAACTTTTTAGTGGCATGAATGTCCTTACGTTTGTAGAACAAATTCTTACCCATCTTCAGTTCTACTTTAGTATCACCAAAGACGAAATCATACCCAGTTTGATCCACACGATCAAGATCTGAGAAACTTGCGATTGCTTTCTCTACAGCAGTTGCACGGGCAAAGTTGTCAGCATTGGAGGTGAATCCTTTGTCATTGTAGAGTGAATCTACAACACCGAAGATCTTACCCCAGTCAGTTTTTGTTTCCAGAGAATCAATCAGGTGCATCGTTTTGTTTGGAGAAAGTTTTTTCGGTGATAGACTGCATGTCACTCAGAGACTGTAATTCTTTGAGGTGCCATGAAGTCAGATTTGCAATGGCATAGTTCATACAATGCTGAAGAACCTCCACCCCATCATCATACTCACATAGTTCACAGAATGTGTCCGTAAACCATTTTTCGTATTCTTTCTTAACCTTGTCAGGAGTTTGCAATGTCTTCTACCATTTGAATGTTAGCATATGTTTCAGAATATGCAGCATCCCACAGTTCATTAAGAATTGCATCATATTCTTTATAGGTTGACCCATCAACGATACTGTTCACCTGTTGTTTGCGAACAGCATCATAAACGAGTTTCCATTGATGATGATTAAGTTTCATTGTTAATTCCTCACTTCATGTAGAGATAACCACCTGCCCAATCTGCATTGGCAAGCAACCATTCACGGTCACTGATGATGCAAAGGTTGAAACGTACATGTTTCGCAGGTGCTTTGAATGATGCTGCTTTGTAAACATCACCAGTCTTTTTGTCAACAAAGGCATGAACACTACGGGAACCAGCACCAGTCTCCATGATGATTTTGTGATACTTACGTCCACTCTCAATGTAGAACTTGTAGTCATCAGACTTACGATTGTTCTTACCCTTGAAGTTATCAAGCAACGCATCACACAGCATCAAAGTGTACTTACGCACATTCAATTCAATGGTGTTCCGTGCATCTTGAGTTGCAACGTAGTCAGAAAATGTCTGAGTGGTCATGCCGTTGTTCCTTTGACTCTTATAGAATACACGAAAACGGGACGGGATCAACAGATAGTGGACACCTTGCCAACTGTCTATCCTCTCTTTGAATCACATTGAACAAACTTTGTGATGGCATATCTATCATTTTCAACAACATCTGTGACAGCATGTTGTATCCATCCAGGAAAAATGACTGTTTTGTTATTTTTTGTTTCAATCTCATAGTCATGCTTGGGGAAATACAGATTTCCTCCAGTATCCTCAGCATGACAGAATGTGGTGGTGATCAACACATGAACCCAATAATCTGCATGTGGTTCATATCCATCACCAGGATAATATCTCCTGACTTTAGTCCAGTCTGCATTAGATTCTATCCATGTTACCCAATAGTCATTATGCTTAAGCAATTCTTCATACAATTCTTTATTTGTAAAGAAAACATCTTGAGTGATTTTTAAAATGTCAGAAACATCACGATTACCATAAAGTGTATCTAATGATCTACCTTTTGCTGTTGTCAAATATGTGTCATCATCACGTTGTGCGGCAGCATATTCTTCTGGATCACCCAATTTGTCGAGAAGAAAATCAAGTTCTCTCCAAAGTAGTTTTAATTCGTACTCATTAAACGTATTTTCTATGATAACATGTGGAAATGGTTCATTGAAAATCTGATAGTCCATCTTCTTGCTCCTTAATCAATTCTTGCATGGTGTCCATAAACTCATCTGCTGTTGTGAGATTATCCACAGCATGAATCATTTCACCCAATGCTTTAACAACAAAAGGTTTTTCGTTTCTTGCAGCAAATGCCAATGCCTCACGCAAATGTGCCTGAGCAGAGTCTAATTCGTCTTTAACTTGATCAGATAGTGCCATTAGTCTTTCCTTTTTGTGTAGATTTTCTTTTCATTATCCCAGTCAAAATGATCAACCATTTCTACGTCATCATTACCGAGATACAAACCCCATCCAGTTGCAATATATTTACTGCATGAATAAACGGCATTTCCACGATGAGTATGAGTGTAAAATGCTGGCCAAATTAACATCGTGCCTGCTTTTGGTTGTACTCTGAGACCTTGCCAAAGAAACTCAGTTTCACCTTCACCTTCAGGAATGTCATTCAAATATAACATCCAAGCAACACATCTGTCAACAACACCTAGATCATTTACTTCACAATGCCAGTCATGAAATCCACCTCTAGGTGAAGTCTTTTGCAATTTTACTTCATCAAAATAGACATCAACATAGTCAGCAACCCAATACTTTTCACGATATTGTTTCCAACAATGATCAATAACTTTTCTGATAAGATTTGCACAACGATTGTTTGAATTCATGTACCATTGTTCATCATGTCGAGTGAGATGTCCTCTCTCAGTTTCATGTGAACCATATCCTGACTTTATTTTACATTCTGGATCGTCAGGATGTTTGTAATTGTCTTCAAAATACTGAATGATACGGTCACATGTGTGTTTATCTAGAGCATCAGGATAAACACCAATAAAATCACTGTCCTTCATACAACCCAGGTGATAATAGAATATCTAGTTCCATCAGTTACAGGCATGATTTCATGTGGATACATGAAATTAGATGGGAAAACTAATATATCACCAGCACCGAGTTTATATACCAATTCACGGTTGAATAGTGCGACTTCACCACCCTCATAACCATCATTCATTGACATAATGACAGTCAATGCTCTAGGTTGCTCCTTAAATGAATCACTATGCTGAATATAAAAGTCACCAACTTCATACTTCAACAGTTCATATCCACTGTCTTCTTGAATCTCCAATTCAAATTCTGGATGCTGTTGTTGATACTGCTCAATAATATCTTTAACAACATCGAAGAGATGATTGTCAATCTCTCTCCTCTCTTGTTCATTCTCCTCTTCAATAACACCTTGATCAGAGATAGGAATAAACTCACACTTTCTTGCTTGGGGATCATGCCCACTACCAGTTAGTGTCTGCTCCCAGTAATTAGTTGGTGCATATTCTTCTAGAAGTCTATCACAAAAATCTGGGTCAATAAACTCTTCACTATGCCAGATAAAATGTTCTAAACCTAAAGAACTTAGTTTCTTTACTTTTGTTTGAATTTCTGGTGTGTCCTTCTTCTTCAGGAACTTTTCGTACTTACTATTTGCTACAACGACATTATCAAAGTCTACAAAATCCTCATCTTCGTTGTCTTGACGAACAATATCTATCGATGGTTCTTCCTGTTCTCTATATTTTTTGGGAAGAATTGCTCTTGGATTTACATGTTCAAATCTACTTCTCATTGCTTCATACTCCTGCTTTAATGCGACATGATCTTCAATTGCTTCTGTGGGTATTTTATCAAAATATGTGCAACCATATAGTCCTCTACTTCTTACATAATGTAAAAAGACTTGTGCATATTGATCACCATCAAATTTAGTTCTCCAATGTGGAGCAACACAACCCAAGTATAACATAGCATCACCAGGATTTAAAGTGACGCATTTCTTTTCTTTTTCTGGTGTTTCAATCCAAATTGCCCATGGTTTATCACCACCAAGATGTACTGTCATTGATATTTCGCAAGCAGGACGATCTGTGTGCTTCTTAAGAACACTGTCTCGGTGATATATTCTAGAGTAAGTATATGTTGGTAGAACAGTTTCACCAATAAGTTCACTGACCTCACTAGTTTTGTTACAGAGTAACTCTACAGCAGGATGAAACATAAAACATGAGGCAGAATATGGTGCCTGCTCATCACCATCAAACTCGAATTGTGCATCTGTTATGATAAACTCTTGTTCTAATCTTTTAGCATAATCTAGATCAATAAAACCAGGAACAACCATATAGTTGTTCTTCAATAATTCAAGTTTCATATGTCATCACTTATCGTTTTTGTCTAGAACCTCTTTCAGAGCAGCAAACCATTTAACTGCCTTATCTAGAGGCATTTCAGTTCCATCTCCTCTCTCTTCATCTGTGAGAGTAGTGTATAGTTTCTCTGGATCAATTTCATCCATCATTGACAAAATATCATTGACTGAATACTCTTGACCACCTTCAAGTTCTTTTCTTTCCAGACTTTCACTTGCAAGTTTAGTTAGTTCAGTAGGATCAGTGTTTTCTGCCTTCTGTGCTTCAATGAGTTTTGCTCTTTGTGCCTCTCTATATTCTAGTTCTGCTCTTTCAAATTCTCTCTCTAGTGCATCATCAAGTTCATCATTTGTCTGCTCAATATCCATCTTCTTGAGAACTTCTTCATGAGATCTCATGATGATGTCCATCTCTTGATCAACTTGCTGCTTAAACTTCAACTGCTCTTGTTCGTGATCGAGTTTCATTTTTTCTCTTTCACGATTGACTTCTTCTAATGCAAATTGTGCGTCACTCCATGCAACTTCAAGTCCTTGCTTTTGCATTTCAAGTTCAATCTTAGAAATTTCAAATTCCTCTTCCTCAAGAGCACGAACTTTTTCTTCCTGTGCTCTCTTAAGTTCCCTTTCTTGCTCGTCTTCAAGAACATTCTTCTCAAAAAGTTCTGCTTCTCTTTCCATCTTGTCACGTTCCATCTGAAGCAGTTCTTGATATTGCTTTCTCTCTTCAATAAATGCTTCCTTCTCTTTCTCAAAGTCATGGAAGAGTTCATCATACTTCTTAGCAAGTTCTAGAGACTTTTTCTCAAAGAATTCGTCTGCTTTCTGTGCCTCAAGTCCTGCTTTTTCTGATTCTCTTGCTGCCTTTTCTCTCTCAAGTTGAATCAATGCAGTTTGCTGATCATAAATTCTTGCTTGCTCTGCTTTAGATTGTGCATCATAAAGTTCTTCTCTCTCTTCACGAAGTTCTTTATTTTGTTTCTGAAGATCCTCAATGATGACAAGTTGTGCTTCTTTCTCTAGTTTATCTAGATTCAATTCTTCAATTTGAGCAGCAAGATTTTCCTCTTCTGCTAGTGCAGCAGCAAGTTCTTTTTGCTCATAGAGTGTAAGGAAAGAATTGAAATAATCTAGGTATGGTTGAATAATAGTGTCAAATTCATCATCACCAAAAATCTTATTTGGTGCTGGTTCTTCACCAGGAATGTCCTCATATTCTAATTCACCTCTACCATCTCTCCACTGAATTGCATGGATAGTTTCATCATCAAAACCCCAAGGTGCATCATCCTCAAGATCAACAGTCTTACCATCTACGATAATTTTTTTATCTGCTGGGATAATAGAAATTCTCATTGTTGCTCCTCGTCGGATTCGGGTAGTAAGTTTTCTTCTGTATTATCTATGCCTTCGATTTGTTCAATGTATTCGGAAACATTAACACCTTGTGCTTCACACATATCAAGATACATGTTACCAACAGCATCTAACATATTCTGATTACTTTCATTTGCCTTCACCATTTCATTACGGAATGATTCAACAGCAGAACTGGTAGATCTTTGTTGTTGACTATTTTCGATCATCAACATTGGCATCCATTGTACTGCACAAGACCAATGATCTACTGGATTTCCAGTATTAGGATCTTGTCCCATAATATGTGTATACCAAGCACACTTATGTTCAATACAATCTTTTTTAATAAGAGGACACCACTTGCCAGTTGCCTTAGTCATAAAACGAAATTCAGTGTATTATTTATTATAGCATCAAATGCCGAATTTGGTTGCTGCATCATCAAGAGAACATAAGATTACATCAATATATTGTACTTGTAGTGGTGCTAATCCTGCTGACCATGATATTGGAGATCCAGCAAATGGATGAGTATGTCCTTGACCACCACCAGTTGGTGATGTTGCTGGTGCTTGAGTATTACTATTTCTAATAGTACCACCAGGACTCAAAGTTCTTGTAGAGATTCTTACACTTGTAGTTGTTGGATACCTTTGTGGTGTACGATATGCTCTTGGTTGTCTGTAAGATGCAGGATTTCTTTGAGGAACTGATACTCTGAACGGAATATTCACTCGGAAAGAATTTCTCTGTCTGAATGAATATCTCACTCTGAATGTTCTTGGTTGCCTCTGTCTAAACTGTCTTCTTTGTCTACCAGATCTAGGTTGTCTAAAGTTACGAGGTTGACGGAAACTTCTTCTCTGTCTACCAGATCTAGGTTGTCTAACCTGTCTTCTTTGTCTGTAACCAGAGTTCCTAGGTTGTCTTCTATTTGCTCTTCTTGGGAATCTATCATTCCTTCTTCTTCGTCCACCTCTTCTTCTTGGTTCCCTATCATTATTTCTAACACCAGCACGGAAACTGAATGGAATTGGTCTCCTACTTCTTCCAGTATCAACACGGAAGTTAAATGGTGCTCTAGATCTTAATGGAACACGGAAAGGAACAGGAACTCTGAAGTTAAATGGATTTCTAGAACGAGTATCATATCTAACTCTAAAGTTCCTTGGTTGTCTAGATCTAAGTGGAACTCTTTGTCTTCTTGGTTGTCTATAGTTACGGGGTTGTCTTACATTAGTTGGTTGTCTAAAGTTTACAGTAACCCTACTGTTTAGTGTGGTTCTTGTTGTTGATCTGACATTATATCCACGTGGTTGTCTATTGTCTGTTCTAAATGGTGATGATGATGCAGCAGATCTATAAGAATTAGGATTACTTCCAGTGTTATGAGTATGTGCAGGAATCTCTGCTGTTGTTAAAGTATGACTACCTACAGAACCTGAAATAGTTGCAGCTACAGGACCAGCAGCACCAGTAGAATTAAAAGTACCAGAAACTGGAAGTGTTCCACTAGCAGAACCACCAGTATTAACATTATTATCTACAACTCTAAGAAATTTATCACTCTGACTGTTATCCTGTGTCCATCCAGTTGGTGCTGCCGACTGATAAAACACCATTACAGTGTTTTCAGGGACAATATCATAATAACTATCTAACTCAGTTCCATTACCAAATTCTAATCCATCTAATTGGAGAATTGCCATGAATTACACCTCAACTAAAACTACAGAGGATAACATCAATGTATTGAACTCTAAGGTCAATAGTTCCAGAATAAGGTGATGCTCCACCTGAAAATGGGTGAGTATGTGCTCCACCACCACCAGTTGGTGATGTTGCTGGTGCTTGAGTATTTACAGCACGTCCACCAATACCAGGAGAACCAGGACTTACATTAACAGAAGAACCTGCATTATGTGTATGACCAGGAATTTGCTGAACCGTAAGTGTGGTTGGTTGAACAGAACCAACAGCATTTACAGTTCCACTAATTGGTCTAGCACTTGTTGGAAAAATTGTAGAGAATGGTTGTCCACCAGGACCATCAGTACCACCAGAACCAAAAGATCCAGAAGTTCCTGACGCAGCATTTACAACTCTAAGTGCTTTATTTGTGTGCGTATTAACTTGAGACCACCCATTTGGTGCAGATGCCTGATAAAATACTGCTACACTACCTTGAGGAATAATTCCATATTTAGAATTGAGAATGGTATTATCACCGAATTGTATACCACTCGTCTGGAGAATAGACATATTATACCAATTACTAACAACAGATAACGTGTATTATTTATCCAATATTAAATGCGATGGATATTCTTTCTTGATCACTAAAATGTGGTGTAACATAGTGACCAACCGTAGATGGCATTAAGTATAATCTACCAACCTCAGGTTTAATTGTAAATTCACACCAATTAGGAATATCAGCAAATGCACCATTATGATTTGATGGATCAGATCGAAGAATAGTTAAGTTTCCTTCATGTTCTTCAAGATCAGTGGGAATCATTGGATAGTAAATTCCAATGACTGTGCAACCAGGATGTGTGTGAAATACATTATATCCCATGCCTTTGTTGATGTTTATCCACCAACCAATCTGATCGTCAGCAACTCTAGTTCCAGATCCACAATCTTCTAGCATATCATTTGTAAGATCAATCACATTTCTGGCAAGATTTTGAATAGCAGGTGTAACTCCTCTTCTAATTTGTGCTAATTCATACACTTGACTCTGCCAACCATCACCAAAGTTAGACTTTCTAACTCCATTGGGATATCGATCTTTTAGATCAAAACACTCATCAACAATTTCCTGATTGTCAAAATTTAATTTATAATCAAAGAATGGGGTGGTGAATAGTTCAATTCTATCCCTCGTTGCTACATCTATGGGAACAAAATTGTCATCATTTGGATTTATATCAGGTCTAAACTTATGTTCTCCCATTATTTTGGTGCCCTCGGATTTTTGAAGAAAAATACTTGATTGATTCTAAACTCAGCATCACTATAATGATCTGCAAAATAATGTTTACCAGTTAGATCCATACTGTGATAGTAATATGATCCTTCAAACATCACAAATCGATTGAACTTTGAACGAAATCTAACTACAATTTCCCATAGATTTTTAGGTGTCCATGGAATAGCATGTTCATCCCTTACACCATCATTTTCATCCAAAGGTAATACTTCAGGATCATCAGTAATCAATGGTTTATATAAGTTTGTTCCTATCTCATCCTTCTTTGAGAGATAACAAATACCATTATATCCTCCATCATGATGAGGCCACCAAAAATGACTATCGTATGGGTTTTCTTTAACTCTCGAAAATCTTGTGAAGTTAGTTACAATTTCATCATCCAAAGGATCTTGATTACAAATCCCAGAAACCTTATCATACAATGAGCATATGCCAGGATGCTTCATCATATGTCTACGATCTTCAAAGTATTTTGTGTTAAGTGTTCCTCTACCAAGTTCCCATTCTGGTCCTACTTTCCATAGTGGTGGTTCAATAGAAAGCAAGTAATTATACACATCATCAGGTCGTTTGTAAAAGTTATCCATCCAATAGATGTTGGATACTTTATCACCATCAACAAACTCAATGATGTTCATATTTGAGAAATCATTAGTCTCAAATAGTGTTGGATCTTTGCCTAAATCTCTCATAAAAATATCTCTCCTATTTTCTTATCATCTAAACAAAAACCAAACACCCATAATATTCTAGGTTTATTACCCTCAGTTACTGTAACTTCATGATGAATCTCAGAAACCTGATAGATCAGAAGATCTGTAGCATCTAAGTCATTATATTCTACACCACCAATGATAGTATGTCCACCCCTATCTGCCTTCTGTGTGATGGCATTGAAGTGAACTGTTTTTGTATTTGGATAGTATGTAGGATCAATGTGTTCTTCTATTCTTCCACCAGAATATCCAATACCATTTACAATCCCATGACTATATGATGGTGGACCTTTATATCCATCTAAGTCAAAGTAATTTATAATTCTTTGTCTGACAATGTGTGCAGCATGAGGATATTGTATATCTGGAGCAACATCTTCGTTTGGAAACCGAGTTGTAAATCTTGTTCCAGGATTATCGGGATCCATGTTAGCATCTTCAAAGAACTCTTGATGACAATTATCAAGTGTCCACTGATTTAATTCTCTTACATTATCTTGAAACAAAAAGTTTCTAAGAACAAATGATTTAGACATCACTTGTAAAGTATTCACCAGGTCCTTGAGCATTTTCTTCTTCAAAAGAGAAACACTCATACTCTGCATTGATGTTAAATGATAGAATAATTCTATCTACATCACTCTGATTTGGTGCAGTATAGTGAAGAACATATGATGGGAAGAATATAATTGATCCTTCTCTAATTCCTGGTGGAATGATATTACATGTTTCAACATCTGCTAGGTTTGGATTTAGAAAGATGGTTGGTGTATGATGTTTGGGGTCAAATTGAATGAAACAAACCGCACTAAATCCTTGAGATCCATGATTGTGAACCTGATGAAACTTACTGGTTGATGCTTTCTCAAACCATGAAGTACAAACTTCAACACTACATTCAAATGTATCAGCAAGTGCCTCTAATTCTTCTTTGAAGATGTCCATGATGTCTTCATCATAGGTCTCTCCACTGTCATGATTATGATGATAGTCTGTCTCTACATCTAGACTGGTTTCACTTCCTGTTGCTACCTTAAATCTAGACTTATCTGCTTTTCTCTTCTCATACATCCTGAGAAGTTCTTCTTTCTTTCCTTCCCAATCCTCCACCTTAAGATGTAAAAGAGGAGTAGAGAACATTGGAATCAGATACTCTTCATTTCCCAGTGGTGCATCACCATAAATTGCAAAATTTGTCATGCTATTTCTTTTTTGTCTTTTTAAGGTGTCTTTTTTGTAATTTTAACACTGCTGTGAGTGCTGTGTCAAATTTACGATATAGTTTCCCTGTTGGTTGTCCTTCAATGATGGTGGTATATTTTTCTTTCTTACCTGCCATCGGAATCACAACAAAGTTTCCATCATCTGAGCAGTATTGATTGCGAAAATCAGGTTCTAACAGTGATGAGTTATTATATGTATACTTCATAGATCACCTCTTGATTGTAGAAACAGCAGCACCACCTTGCTCAAACACAATGTCAACAACAGTTTGGATCTTCTGAGCAGTTTGAATACCAACTTTGTTGTAGGTAGGAACACAAACCAGACCAAAAGACTTGGTATACTGGTCAAGTTTACCAGGAATGATGCTGCCATTGCGAAGACCTTCAGCATCATCTTTGTGTAGACGGATCACACGTCCGATGGTCTGACTGATACCAATGTAATCCATGGATCGCATGAAGATCACAGCATTGAGACCAGAAACGTTGATACCTTCAGACAGGATGCTGTGGTGCAGAACAACAAACTTCTTCTCATTGTCTTTGCCCCATGCACTCAAAGTCTCAAAGAAAATCTCACGATTGACCTTGCGACCATCAATCACAGCACCAGTCTTGGCAGTGATATACATGTAAGAATATCCGCGGATCTCCAGTTGGAAAGTAAAGTCAGACTGACCAATCAGGTTGACAATGTTCTTCGTAGACTTGGAGCAGATCAGTGCTTTGTCAGCACCAGTCTCGTCAATAGTCTTGATCAGGTGAGCAGAATCCCGTGCAGGAACATCAGCAAACAGATCAGCATTGTCCAGTTCGTTGACAACAACCTTAGGAGGAATGATGAAACCATTGTTGATAAGTTCAGGTGCAGGAACCTGACAGATTACATCACCATAGACCTCACGATCATTCATGCCAGGTTTCATCACCGTAGCAGAGTGTTTCGGAGTCGCAGTAAAGAAATAGCAACGATCAGCAGCATTGCTGAAGTGCTCAGTAGCAGGAAAGAAGTTGCGGGTGACAGAGTTGTGAGATTCGTCAAAGTAAATGGTATTGACTTCAATATCTGCCTGCTGAACTTTGTGCAGAGAATGATAAGTGGTGAAGATAATGCAAGAATCACCAGCAGTCCGAGCAACATTAGCAAACAGATGAATTTTGTCTGCTTTGGTGCTGCTGAAGTGCTGAGTTTCACCACTGTGAACGTGCATCACATGGACATTCTTAGTATCAATCAGTTCCAGAAACTCACTGCAAAGTTGCTCAGCGAGAAGAATACGAGGAGCAACAACAACAGTAGTAGTGCCACTGCTGATTGCATTATGAGTTGTAATAGTATCTTGAATCATGGTGATAGTCTTACCACCACCAGTCGGAACAATGATTTGACCCTTGTCAGATGCCAGCATAGCATCGCAAGCACGTTGCTGATGAGGACGAAGAGAGATGGTCAAGTGGTTTCCGTATCGATGAATATAATATAAAACACCCTGACCCGAAAGTCAAGGTGCCTGTGACAGTTCTCAAACTGGTCCTATCAGATCATTTTGATCGTCTCTTGTTGTTTGAAATATAATTTTACATATGACTTGAGCATCGTTCGTAGACCCTCAATGTCTTCAATCTTATCAATATCCCTTGAAATTTTCTCATATTCAAAGGATTTTGATGGTGTTTGTAATGAAATCTCAGATGGGTCCATGAAAATGCTCCTTTAATAGTGTCTTAGCATTATATAGATAAGTCTCAGAGTTGTCAAGAGCCTTCCTTTTGATCCCTGACAGAGATATTCTACTGACAATCAAGGATCTTGTCAATAGAGTCCAGCATCGATCTCAACATTTACAACATTTAGGACTTCTTTAATCTCCACACCAGTGTCAACAGTATTTGCTTCAAAGATTGTAGTGAGTCCAAGTGTATTGTTTATGTTAATGTAGAGATTCTGTAACTCCATCTCAGATGGAAGTCCCTGAGGTAGGACATAACGATCTCTTCCAACTTCACCAGTACCAGGATTAGGATTTACATCAGTGCGGATTGCAACTCTTCCTTCAGATTGATCATAGAAAATACCAGCATACCTATGAGTTGAGAGACCAACATCATAACGTGCCATCAAAATACCAGCATCGCCAGTATTTCCTGCTGCTACATTAGGTGGAATAAGTGTACCTTCATTGAGTGGATCTTCAATGAGACCAAGTGTTAGAAGATTGTCTCTGATGTTGACATCTTGAACGTTTAGTCTTGCTTCAGAACCATTGAAGAATACACTATTGGCAGTTAGATCACTTGTAATTCCAACATTACCAGTACCACCTTCCATCTTAATGGCAATAGTTCCATCACCAGCACGCATTGTGCCTGTGCCTACCTGTAAATCACCTGCAACAGTCGTTTTGACATCACTATCCATTGTGATGTTTGCTTGACCGTTACTTGCACGGATCTCATCACTACCTACTTGAATTGCACCAGCAAATATGGTATTATTATTTGCAACCAAAGTGATATTCGTATCACCAGTGCCTGCCTGAACTTCATTACCTTCAACTCTAATTGGACCAGTGAAACTTGTTAATTCTTGATTATCAAGCATTAAGATATTAACTGCACCATCGGAAGATAGAATCTCGTTTCCACGAATTTCAATGTCACCATAGAAAATAGTTTTAGTATCACCAACCAGTTCGATGTTAGTGACACCAAATCCAGTCTGTATGTCATTACCACCAACAATTAGATCACCTGTAGTTTCTACATATGTTCCAGCAGTACCAACTGTAATAGCAGTTGTTCCATCATCTGATTGAATGACATTCTTACCAAGTCTTAAGAAACCAGTAAGTTCAGTGATATTATTTCTGAGGGTAGCAATACCAAGATCATTACCACCAATTACAACATCAGTTGCACTCTTGAATAGATCTGCTCTTAATGATGTATCTGCAATGTTAATATCGTTCTGATCACACTTAATATAAGTACCACCAATCTGTACCCAACCAGCAATTGCTACATATGTGTCATCAACAAGTGAAATTGCAGTTTGTCCTGCAGCAGCCTGAATATCATTTTGGGAAAGTCTGAGTCTTGTCAGTTCAGTGACATTACTTCTAATTGATGTAAATCCACCATCAGAACTTTGTGCTTCACCAATGTCAATATATCTTGCTTCACTTGCAAGATTAAGTTCTTTAACACCATAGTTCAGTAAGTCAAATCTTAAATCAACTCCAGATTCGTCTGCGTTAATTGCAGTACCAAGAACATTCAGATTATTATGTACGAATAGACTTGTACTAAACGCATCTAAGTAGAAACCTGGGTTGACAAATAATCGACCACCAGCATCAGTTTGATTTTGACCAGAGTTGCCCATTGCTGGGTAGAAGAACTCTGGATTTGTGCTGTTAGTTTCGTCTTGCTTATATAAATCTACGTTATTTGCTTGGAAAGCAGTAGAAACGAACGCATTGTTGTAACTACTACTGATGATGTTTAAGAATCCATTGATTGTTGCAACACCAACATGATTGAAGAAACCTGTACTATCAACATTAGCAAATACTGCTTTACCAGGACCAACATTTAGATAAACTTCATTCTCATCAGTTCCACCAGCACCAGCAACAGATAAGTAAGCAATAGTTGCACCTAGACCAACATCTAGGTTTACCATATTTACCTGACTGTCTGTTCCAGCAGGACCAATATCTAAGAAGTGGAAGAAACCATTTTCCCAACGTCCACTTTCAGATCCAATAAACGCATGTGGTCTACCATCAGCAATCTTTGGTAATAGATCAGTAAGTGTTGATGTACCAAAGTTAATACTTGTTCTATTTCCATTGGCAGCAGCACTTCCATCTACAAATCTTTTATCACCAGAATCAATTCCTACATAAACTTCTGGAACTCTAAATGCAGTATTATTAAAGAAAGTGTTCTCTGATGCACCTATTGGGTTACTATAATCAATACTAGAACCAACTGAAATGGAACCATCAATTTTAGTAGATTTACCGACACCTAAGTTACAATCAACTTGAAGACCACCACTAGTATAAATTGCTGGTAGTCCAAAATTGTCAGTGTATCCAATACCAGGATCATTCTCAAATTCTGGACTTAAAACTCTTAATGTTGGACGAACACTGGCACCTTCTGCTGGAACAACATCAACACCTTCCATGAAGGTTGCTGTGTCATAGAATATTGAACCTGGAACAACAACAAATTCTGTTCCAAGTCCTGGTTGACCAGATATTACAGGATCAGTACCATTGAAATGTACTCTACCAGCAACATATAATGCACTTTCTTTAGGATCATCTGATCCAACATTATCAATAACAACTAGAGCATGTGCTACGCTATCACTATCAGCATATGCACCACCACCAGGACCAACAGGACTGAGACCAAAGTCTGCGTTACCACTTGATGGATCACCACCTTGAGCATTTGCAACAGGAACTGACGGTTGTCCGATATAAACCGTTCCCATTCCAGTATCACGGGAAAGAGTAGTAACTCCAGTAACTACAAGATCCCTAGTTGTTGTTAGTCCACCTACGTTTAACTTAGGAAATGTAGCACCGAAACCAGTGATGGCAGCAGTAGATCCATCATCAACGTTTAATCTTCCTTCAATATAAACATCATCCAGCAAATATGATTCGTTAAAGTTGATCAGTGAATCATCGGCACTAGAACCTCTTGACGTTCGTTCTGTTAGATAATCACCGACCGTACTACCGATGCCCACACCACCTAGCATGACTAGGGATGTTGTTAGTCCTATATTTTGATTCGCATCTCTGACTTCAACGAAGGACGCAAATTGAGATAGCTCTCTACTATTTCTAGTCATCTACTATTCCCTAGCTAGGTGGATCTCTTAAGAGTATTTAGTTTCTCACAATCTCCTATTTATTACCTAGGATACATTTGACCAGACTGTGGTCTTCCTGGTGCGTTCCATCCACGTTCTTGTGCAGTTAGTCCTACCATTGTAAAATCGGTAGTTACTAGTTCAGAATCTGAAAAGAGAGTATTGACTGTTTGATCTGCTGTCGCACCAATATCGTTGATATAATCTACCAACCAAGCATACTGGTTTCCATTACCCGTAGTATCACCTTTTGCCTGAGTGAATAGTATGGGTGCTTTATGTTGATATGTATACTCCTCAAGACCGATTGATTTATATGGTGCTGATCCATCTCCCGTGGAAGCACCATGAATTGCAGCAACTTTTGAACAAGATGTATTACCTGGAGTTGCAGCACAAGTTTGGTCAAACTGAATAGGACCAGGAGCATTTGCAACTACACCAGCAATACCATCTTCTATGGTGTTCATCTTCGTGACAAGTTTACCACCTTGAGAGTGACCGAACAGGTAAACATCACCAATAGTTTTAGATCCACCTTGTGCTGCAATATATGCGTTTAAAGAATTTTTAACCCATCCAACTGCTGCTCTAGCGTAAGGTAAGTTATCTCCCATCAAAAATGTTGATGTTTCTGTACCAACACCACTTATGTTAAATTGTCTTGAATTTGAAATATGATCCTGAGGATATGCAGCAGAGAATATAATCAAGTCTCTACAGTTAAGACCACTTGAATTGAGGAAATAATCAAGAGAAGTTACTGCTGATTGTGCAATAGTTGTTGATCCACCCTCAGTAACAGTTCCATGAAATACAACTAGAACATCAATTTGACTTGCTGCTAAACCTGTAGGAACATATAATTTACCCATAACTGGATATGATGTGCCATCTACAGTATGCGTCTCACCATCACTAGGAACAATAGTGAATTGTGCATTTGCAATAGGAGCACCTGGATTAACTGAACCAATAAAGTTTCTTATTGCTGCCTGAAGAGTAGCATTTGATGTAAATGCTGCGTGAGATGTACCAGAAACTGCTGAGATAGTTACATCTGCGTTTTCTGTTGCTGCTTTAAAACTAGTAGAAAGTCCAGAAGATTGAACTGTTGTTAATTGAGGAAGTGAATAATCTGCCATCAGACTTTTCTTGCACAGAGTAAAATTCCTGCAGTTTCTGTATACTGATTATATGAACCAGTAATTACTTCATAAACCTCGGAACCACTGATTGTAATTGTGTCACCTTGCTGAATATCTGTTTCTGAAGATGCGTATCTAAAATCAATCAATACAAAATCGTCTGGCAGATAATATGGACAAGGAATCATACTTGAACATACAGGAATACCTTTGATAACTGCATTGTAATTTGACGATGCAGGTAACAAAGAACTAGGATCTTTTAGATCTGTGCTCCTTCTAACATATATTTTTTGTGGACTAGAAGACCATGAAGTTTGATTATATGAAGTAGGAGAAGAATACCACTCTGTTCGTGCTGCAGCATAATTTGTTCCAGTTGCTCTGTACTGAGTTGTTAAATGTATTTCTGCATCAGTATCAATAAATGTTCCTGCTACAGATGCATATCCCATTAGTGCAGATCTTGCACCACCATGTCTATCTTGTGTATAATAATAACTAGTACTGTAACTGTGATCATGGTCTAGATTTCCACCCAGAAAAGTATCAAAATTAATATGGCAATAATTTCCTTCATTAGCTGCTGTAGATTCTGATGGTTTAATGAATGTTAAACCACCATTCCATTGTTCATCATAATCCCATAGGGATGATGTATAATTATGGAAGAAGAATGTTAAAAATGTATTATCACTGATTACTGATCCTGCTACAGATGGTTGCGTGAAAGAAAATATAGCAAACTTAGGATCTAAAGTAGATTGATAAACTCTTAACTTAAGATCATGCGTTGTTGGTGATGTTGCTGTAGCAAATTCAATAGTGGCTCCTGTATTATTATTAGTATGACATTGACCAGTTTGGTTGATAGATGATGCACCTGTTGTACTATCTCCATCAAAACCATCTTCATCATTTGGTTGATACCATGCAGTATATGTATCATCGGCAACAAGACCAGAATTCCATGAACAATCATATTGTGGTTGACCTACAAATTGATATTGTCGTCCACTAGCTCCATCAACACTATCATAATTAGATTCATTTATTGCAATAGGATCATATTTTGGTGAATATGGATGGAAGAATGGTCCTACACCAAATGAAATTTGGTTATCACTCCATACTTGTAATGCTCTACAAATAGTTCCATATTTTTTATTTGATTCAATTTCGTGTCTCAGTACACCAAATGGATATTCAGATCCTACACCAACATTTTTAACATAAAATGTAGTTGTAGATCCATATCCTGTTGCTGAAGATCTTCCCGCAACACTAACAGTAATTCCTAAACCAACTGTTGCACCAATACCAGCAGCAGGAAGAACTAAGTATTCTCCATCAGTATATCCATAACCAGGACGATTGACCATTATTGAGTTTACAACACCACCAGATCTGTAAATATCAAAACTTGCTCCAGTTCCAATACCAGAAGTAGTTTCTGCCTCTACATTATACCAATATTGATTAAGATTGGTAGTATCTTCTCCACCATTTTGTTGAGTAATAAATGTAACGATACCACTTTGAGTTGCACCATGGAACTCTACAATTTCAAATGCTTCTTCAAGTGCAAGAATAACATCAGATCTTGCCCAACCTGCTGATTTTGTAATCGTACTGATGGATGCTGCCATTGTTTTTTATTTTTAGTTATTTATTAAATCTAGGATATAATTGACCATTTGGTGGTCTATCCTGACTGCGGTTAAACACATTTACTGTACCAGATGTGTATGTGACATCAAATGCTTTCAATGGAACACCACCATTGGTTGTGGTAATATAAAAAGGACTATCTCCTGATCGAATAGTGCTACCAGTTGTAAATCTGGTAGCAGTATTGAACATACTTTGAGATGGTACGGTTAGATGTGAGAAAGAATAATCTGCCATTAGGTTGTCCTCGCACAGAATGCAATACCTGTTGTTCCTGATCCTTGATAGTATGATGCAACAATTACTGTGTATATTTCACTACCACTAATTGTAATTGTGTCTCCCTGGTCAATGAATTCGTTACTTGAACTATAGAAGAAGTCAATCAATACAAAGTCATCTGGAATATAATATGGACAAGGAACCATTTTAGCATTAACTGGAATACCTTTAATGACTGGATTGAAATCAACACCCACTGTATCTTGCCCAGTTGTTCCTGCAGAACCAAATGAATAATTTTTACGGTTCATCGCAGAATTTGTTGATCTGTGATAAACATGCATTGTAGTGTTATCATTCTGACTACCAGAAGATCTTGATGGAACTATCTGAGAATAGTAATCGGTAATGAGGTAATTAGTAAAATCATCACCAGTATCTATAGATGCATAACCAAATTCACCAACACGTCTTGCAGGATTGTCATCACCACCAGCACGATTATTTCCACCAATTTGTGTGGAGAAACGAATGTATGGATTTGTACCACCTTGCCCACCATCATCGATATATGTTGTTCCAGCAGTAAAGCATTCATCTAGATCCCAAACATTTTGAGAGAAGTTATGGAAGAACCAAGCATTGACACTTCTTCCGTCCCATCTTGATGCAGATACATCTGGTTCATAATATGAAAATACTGCAAAATCTGGGTCAATTCCTGACCTGTAAATATTCAAATCAAGTCTTTTGTTTGTACCTCCACCATGACCTAACGATGCATTTGTATGGGCAAGTGCATTATTTGAATTAAGTCCACTTTGAAAAGTATTATATGCATCATATATGTGACCAACATATCCGTTGTCTAATCCATTTGCTCCAGCAAATCTCTTACCATATCCATGACCACCACTATAATAAACATATCCAGATCTGGTTGAGGGTTGCCATCCACTACCAACCCATTGAGTAATACTAGTATTACTATTATATGCTCCAAATAATCTATATGTTGCACCAAATTTTTTATTCTCATCAAAACTTTGTCTCCAAACTGCCCATGGAGATGATGTATTTGTATAGTCAACATGATACCAACTATTTGTTGTACCAAAACCAACTGTAGAAATACCAGAAGTTGCTGCAGTTACAACTACATTACCTACATCATTGTTTACATAACTTCTAATGTCGGATGCTGATTCACGGAAGAAATACTTTCCTGCTTGACCAGGTAATGGAGTAAATGTTCCTGTTCCACCATTACTGAATAATCCAGCATTAAAAACTCTGTTTTCATTAGTATATTCATGATAATAACTATTAGCAATTGGATGATTTCTCCAGCAAAGTGCCATATTACTCCAACTACCATTATTATCAAAAGTTAGAGTGTCACCTTCTTGAATTTCAACATAGGTGTTAGTGCATGATCCAGAAACATATCCATTTCTAGCCCATGCTTCAATATTAATGGGATTAGTACCAGTAATTGTGGCAATATAAGAATTACCACCAGTTACATCAGCTTCAATAACAACTGGAATTGTAATATCTGTTGCACCATTTGCAGAACCACCAATATCTTCGGCAGAAAGTGTTACAACTTCTCCTCCAGTATATCCATAACCAGGACGATTAACCATAATCGCATCAATAACTAGGACACCTGAACCGTTGTCATTATCAAATGGACATCTTTGTACCAAGAATGATGCTCCAGTTCCAATACCAGTTGTTGCTACTGGAAATACATCTTGGTATTCTGGTTGTTTTGGAGTGCCATTAGGTAGTGAACCACCACCATAAAATGTTTGAAATCCGCAAACCTTACCAATTTCAGAAGTTCCAGAACCAGCAATACTATGCCAACCTAACCACTCAAGACCTTCACCGAGTTGTTCCAATAAATTTACTCTTGTCCAAGTTCCTGCGATAGAAACTGTATTTGTAGTAATTGCCATTTATTATGCCTCCAGTTGAAGAATGGTTAGGTTTGCGTTGATTGATTGTGTAGTTCCAGATAGATTTGTGATTGCCATATAAATCGTGGTATCAACTGGATCGTCCATATTTCCACCCATTGTGAATGGAGAGATCTTTTGTTCAGTAGAGATGCCTGTCGTTACAACTTCAGCAATAACTCCACTTCCTGCTGCTGGATCTTCTCCAACACTTCTACTAGAATCAGCAGTTCTAGATTCACTATCAGTATATATTCTGATCCAACCTGCTGTAGATAAACCAACCTTCATCAGGGCATAAGATTTAAATCCAGTAACTGTTACAAGTCCTACAGCATTATCTGCAATAGATGTTGTGGATGCAGAAACTGTTGTCCTGTTTTGTAGTGAACCACCAGATGCAGTGACAGTAGCAATACCAGAACTGTAAGTAACATCTAGACCAGTATCAAAGTTGATGGTCTTTGCTGAACCAACGTTTGATCCACTGTTTTCAACGACAACACCATCACCAGTTGCATTAACGTTGAGTAGTGCAGATCCATCAATAGCAGGTAATGTTCCTGTAAGTTCTCCTGCAGGAATACTTGTGAGACCAGCACCAGAACCAACAAATTGAGAACCAGAACCAGAAAGTGTTAGATCACCATAAGCAGTAATTCCGTTAGTTGTAGTTTCAAGTCTTAAGAAAGAAGTTCCACCAGTATTAGCCCAATAAAGTTGAATATTGTCACCAGAAATTAACGTTGGATTTGTTGTATGATATTTGTTTACAATTCTGAACTGACTGTTCAGATTACCAGGACGTATATAATAAGTTCCTGTATGATAGAAAGTTATACTGTCTACCGTTAAACCATTATTATTTTTCCACCAGAACTGTCCTTGATTTCCTTGTCCCATTTTAAAGGTGTATTCAGTCGTATCACTGGAATCGGTATTACCAATGATCAATCCTGGACGACCACTATTAACATCATCACCAATTACAGCTATTCTGTCTCTAGTGTTTGGACCACTTCTAAATGTAGTATATCCTGTAATTTCAGCTCCACTTTCAACAACGCAAGTGCCGATAGATGCTCTATCTGCAACATCAATGTCTTCAAATACTGAGGATCCTGTTGTGCTGATACCAGGAATAGCTGCTGTGATTGTAACAACACCAGCAGATACTGGAGTTACATCTAAACCAGTAGAGAAATCAACCGTTGCAGCAGCACCAACTGCTGAACCACTATCCTTGACTTCAATACCAGATCCAACAGCAGATACACCAGTAAGTGCAGAACCATCTAGTGCAGGTAGTGCTCCTGTGAGTTGACCAGCAGGCAATCCTGTGAGTCCAGAAGCAGAACCAGAGTAAGATGTAGCAGTAACACTACCACCAACAGTTAGCATATCTGTTAGAACTGTTGTGTTAATACCAGTTCTTCCAGAATCATTGATATATTGTCTAATATTTCCTTCACCGTCAGCAATAACAACTCGGTTAGATAAACCTCTGATGTCTAGATTACCAGAGTTACCATCATATCCACCAAGAACAACATTATATTGTCCGTTAGTAATCAGTTGTCCTGCTTTGATACCTAAACCAATGTTATATCCACCAGAGGTTACATTATTGAGTGAGAGTTCCCCAATACCAATGTTTCTACCATTACCACTAGAGAGTGAACCTAGAACCTGATCACCGATTGCAATGTTTCTATTACTACCAGATCCAGCAGCAAGATTACCAAATCTCAGGTTAGATGCAGCATCTGCTTGAATTCTTCCTCGACTGACTGTAAGAGCACCACCAACGTTTACATCAGTATATGATGGACTAACTTCATCTTCTCCAAGAACATAAATTGGACCACCCATATTGCCATGAGAGGTACACTGATAATATAGAATCTTAGGTGCATCAAATTGAACATCCCATACTAATGTTCCGTTACTTACATCATTATTTGTAATTCCATCATTATACTGTGTTCCAGTAGATCCATTAGGATCACTTTGAATTCTAAATGGGTGAGCACCCATGTTATTAATGAACTTATATGTCTGCCCTCTCATCAAATACAGAGTAGGATCATTCTCTGCACCAGTTAGACCAGGACCAGTAAACGTATAATTGCTAGTTCCGTCAGCACCTAGTGTCCATTGAATAGTTGTTCCTGCACCAACATTAGTAAGTTGTGAACCATCACCAACAAATGATGTTGCAGTTACAGTGCCAACAACATTAACACCAGTAGAATTGATAGTAACTGCTGATCCTACTACTGCAGAAGTGAATGTTGGATCATCTGTTAATCTAATTGTAGAAGCAGCACCAGTTACAGTTAATGATAAATTATTACTTCTAATATCAATATCTCTAATACTATCAGCTGATCCAACACGTGTTCCGTCTTCTCTAACAGTTAAACCAAAGAAATCACTTCCCGTATCACCGATGGCACTTCCATCAGACTTTACAAAAGCAGTAGCACGAATTGTTCCAGCAACATCTATTCTTTGTTGAGGTTGAGTGCTGCCAACACCGACATTAAATCCACTGGCAACAATAAGATCTGATTGAACTTTACCTCCAACAGTAACATCCGTACTAATCGCAACAGTATTTGCGTTTAGATTTAGATTAGTTGGACTCGTTAAATTGGGGGTGCCAGATGAACCTATTAGTTCTATCTTCTTTACACCAAAATCCTTATTGGCCATAAGTCTTTTCTAGTTATTTATTAGAATGTGAAAGTAATGCCTTCTAAAGACAATTTAGGTTTCGCAGCAAGACCAAATGTAGGTAATTGCTCAGTATAATTTGTTTCAACTTCAGCATCAGTAAATGCTCTTCTATAGAATCTTAAGGCACCAATGGTTCCAGTAAAGGAGTAACTGCTACAACCATTGTATGTTCCAACTAGAACATCAGTTAGCACTGCACTGATATTTGGACTATAGATGCTAACTGTTGAACTCTTAACATTATCAAGATAACAACTAATTTGATTTCCAGATCTAGTTAATACAACATGATGCCAAGTGTTCAGAGAAACTGTATCACCATGAATAGCTGTAATGCCACCATATGATCCACCACCATCTAGTTCGTATACAAAATTTAAACTGCTGTTGAGATAAAGTATAAACTTATTATCTGAACCTCCGAGTGATCCCCAACTAGAAATTAGTGCAGAAGGACATACTCCACTTGGAGTTGAAGTCATATAGAACCATGCTTCAAATGTAAAGTCACCGATTGTTTGGAAATCAGTTGTTCTAGTAAATGATCCGTAATTACCATTACTAAAAACATAACCATATCCATCATAAGTTACACCAGAAGTAAGAGTTACATGATGAGTATTCTTAGCAGTATTATACCAACTGGTTGTATTAGATGAATGATTTCTACCATCCAATTCAAGAACTAAATCTTGCCTACTAGCAAGTTGTTCTACAAGTGTAAAATTTGCTGCTCTTGGTGCTGGTTCATTACCAGTCAGTGCATCCCATATGACAACTGGTGCATCATCATGAACTGCATTCTGATTACTCCAACTAGTTGAAGTTGCAGATGTCAGTTCAGTTCCATAGTAAAAGTCATTACTAGGCATTGTGCCAACATCATTTGCTAACCAATTTTTAATATCTGCATAAGTCCATGAACGATTATATTCTAACTTCGTTGCAATGATACCGCAAGCAATAGGTGCTGCAGAACTAGTTCCATTAAATTCTCTATCTTCAGACTCTACTGATTGTTGTCCACCAATAGTATAATATGCATCATTTCTTTTATATCTGCTAGAAGCATTATCATCGCAAGCAGCTAAAGTTCGATCAGCAGCTGCATAACAATCTATTAGATTACCTTTGTTGCTATAGGATACTTTACATTCTTCCCCAGCATATGGATCATCGTCAAGGGCTCCAACACAAATAGTTTTATAAATTCTTTCACTTCCTGAACCAGAAGATCCAATTTGTCCAGGAAATCCTTGACGATTAATTGTTCTATAATAATCATATCCTCCGTAGGTATTAGTAGAAGAAGTTAAAGCAGTTTCATCAGCAGAAGAATAATAATTATTATAATCTGGATGATCTGCTTTTACAAGTTTTTGGTTAGTATTTCCTGCAGAACATACAAATATAACACCAGCATCAATCATTTCAGCACCAGCAGTCAACATTGAACTTGGCATGAATTCTTGACGAACAGATTCTTGGGTAAAATTCGTGATAAATTCTGGTTGACTACCATCCGTCCAGTCAGTAACACTATATGAAACACCACCAGTTCCATCATCACCTTGACGATAGTAATAATATCCACTATTTAACACTGTGGGTCTAAATCCAAAACTATTGCTAGTTATGGTTGGATCTTTATCACCACGCATCACATTGATTGGTTTGATTTGATGGAAAATTTTAATTATATCAAATCCAGCCTCAGTTCCATTATCATTGGTTCCATAAAAGTTTATGAACCATTTATTTGCATTATATGCCCAACCATATTGTCTACCATATACTTGTGATGCACAAGGAGTTCCATGACTACCACTATAAGTATGATATGCGGTATTGCTACCATTCATACGGGATCTAGTATAGAAACTGTTTATTGAAATAGTTCCAAAGTCATTATTGCCAGTGGCATTTCCACCAAAGTCAGTACTTACAAACTTTGCAGAACGATATGTGAGACTATTGTTTTCCCACCACTCTTGTGCTGCTGTATCTGTTGGAACTATAGTTCCATCCCAACGTGTTTCTAACTTGGAAGGATTTGCATTAAAGAAATCTCTATCCAAATAATAAGGACTATCTAATACTAAATCTAATACATCACAAGTTCCATTTCCAGGTAAAACATTACCACCAATATAATTTGAAGGACCACCTAGATTATTTTGAAATTCTATGTGACCGAACCACATTTCAACATCACATACAATTGCATCAACGTCTTTTCCAGTTCCATATTGTTGAAGTCTATCTTCAATTAGAGCATCATTATCATTTACCCATGGATCTCTTTGTTCCTGATGTCTGAGGATGTTCCAACTAGCCCTATTTTTTAGTGTAGAATCTGGAGTTCCAGAAGTTATCAGTCCATAATTAGTAAATCCATAACCACTATTATCTCTAACACATTTTACAGTACTATCATATCTAAATTCTTTTTCAAAATCTTGAAGATGAGCAGGATCTATTTTATATGTTCCAGGATATTTTGCAGTGTTGATATTTACATATTCGACACGATCATGATTACGAAGTTGTGTTACTTCATCATCAGTTAAAAGATATCTTCCTCTAAGTGGACTATGCTTATAATCATCGACACACTCAACATGATCTGATGGAATGTTATCTTCAAGAGTACCATCCTGCATCAATACTTCATGAATATGAATCCAATCATCGGGAGTATAGCAACCAACAATATATTCTTTTTTTACATTAGAGTCTGTTGGTTCTTTTGGCAGCGAATCTTTATACTCCTGGAAACCAGGAGTATCTTGAAAGCTGGTACTAATCATAGCATTGTCTCCCTTACTACTCTATATGTAACGATTCCAGTAACTCCTGTCTGTGGAGTCCATAGCAATTCACAAGTTCCAGATGTGATAGATGCACCAACAGAAACTAATAGATCATTGTTATACATGATTGCATATTCTTGAGCATATGCTGTAGTTCCATCATTCATCACAAGAACTTTTTGTGATTGAATGTTGTCATTGTATTTGAAATATAATGTATATTCTGCAGTCTTGAAGTCGTCAGTTGCAATCACCCAAGAAGCATCACCTGTTGTAGTAACACCTGCTGTTGCTGAGAATGATCCATAGTCAGTGTAAACACCATAGACTTCTTCAACTTGTAGAGGTGTTCTTGGATTGGTGGTTCCGAGACCAACATGAGCTGCTGTTGTATGTATGCCAGCATTAGTCTGGTTGTTATCAAAGTAACCAGTTCCACTTCCACCAGCAGAAATGCCAGTTAGATTTGATCCATCACCATAGTATGCAGTTGCAGTAATGTTTCCATCAACTGTCAGTTTTTCTGTTGCATTTGTGGTTCCAATACCAACTTTATCATCCTTAAGTACAAGAGTTCTTTTAGATACTCCAGATGAATCTGCTGTCTGGAAATAAATTCCATCCTGAGGATCTGCTATCTCCATTGGTGAGATAAACAATCCATTTCCGATAGGAGCATTACCATTACCAGCATCAACAACAGTATTACCATGGAAGATTCTCCATGCTTCATTGTTAAGACTATCGTTCCAAACTACAAGACGTTCAGCTTCAACTCCTCCATTATGAACTTGAACATCACTTGTAAATGTTGTAATACCACTGAAACGGAAACTTCCATTTACATTGATGTTACCAGTTCCGTTAATGGTTCTGTTATTGAGATCTAAGTTACCACCAAGTTGTGGTGTAGTGTCATTGACAACCTCTGAAGCTGAAGTAGTAACAGTAACAACACCAGCAGTCGCAGAAGATACAGAAAGTCCAGAACCAAAGTTAATTGTTCCTGCAGTGCCTACAAGACTATCATTATCTTCAATGATGACTTCGGTGCCACCACCACCACCTCCACCTCCACCAGAGATGAGAGTTGCAGTAATACCAGTAATTCTTCCATCAGCAACAGTAATCTGTGGTGATACAGTAGAACCACCATAGGTTCCATCTGCCACATCAACCATTCCAGTCAGACCAATACCTGATCCAGAGAATGATAATGCAGAACTAATTCCAGTAGCCCTTATATTACCATCAACTGTTAGAGTATCAGTAATAACTGTTGTTCCAATACCAACCTGACCATTATTGATAGTGAGACTTTCAACTTCTGCAGAACCAGTTTTGAACACCCACTCATCATTTCGATAAGAGTAGATTGCCATCTGCTGCTGGAAAACACCAGCATTATCAGTTTTTTCTATGGCAAAATATTGTCCACCACCAGCACTTGGTCTATCATTTAAATGTGCTAACTGAGTTCCATTTGAAGAGTTTAGAAGTTCAACTCTTGAACCTCTAAATTCAGATGTATTATCTGTGTACAGAATTAATTCTGGATCATTTTTGGTATCATCACTACCTGTTATTGTTGCTGTCTGATTACCACTAACTGATTGTATGTCGTCATCTGCAGTTACTTTGCCAGTTACATCAATACCTCTATCAGTAGTTTCAAACTTCTTAGAGTTGTTGTAGAATAGACTTACACCAGCACCCACTCTGAAGGATGCCATCTCTCTAGCAACTCCATACTGCCCAATCGTGACAGATGGATTTGCCTCAAGAATGAGACCACCAGTTCCTTGATCTTGGATGTAACTATTATTACCATCAAAGTAAACTCTTAGGTCATTACCTGCACCAAAGATTGCTTGGTCATTATTTCCAAGTTGAATACTTCTTTGGAAAGTTACAGTTTCTGTAAATGTAGAAACGCCAGTTACTTGCAATCCACGTGTACTAGTAACACCAGCATTAGAGAGTTGACCAGTAGCTGGATTATATTGCAGTTGTCCACCTAGATCATATCTATTAAATGTATGACCACCTTGAGTTGGATCTAGGAATAGTGCAACATCATAATCATTACTATCATTAACACCTGCAGTGAAGACTTTATGTTGACCAACTAAGTCACCATCAAATCCTGTTGCAGTAACGATACCAGTGATTTGTAGATTTGCAGTTTGAGTGATCGTATCTGCAGATAGTGTGAAACCAGCACCAATTCTGATCTGATCATTGATACCATCAATTGCAATACTAGATGAACCAACGGTTAGAATACCAGTAATTCTTGCATCACCATTGACCCATAGTTGTGTTCCAGCAGCACCTACAGGACCAATTTCTGTTTGGAATCTTGGATTTGTTGTGCCAAGACCAACAAGAGGACTATCAGTAAAGATACCAACAGCAGAGTCTCCATTTAGTTCACCAAATAATCCTGCAACAGCAGCACCACCACCTAATCCAGCACCATAATCTACGATGTTGAGTGTAGAGATACCAGTGATATTAGATCCATCACCATGGAATTCTGTTGCGGTAATGACACCTACACCTGCAATACCATTGTTATTGAGATTTAAGTATCCACCAAGTGTTGGAGCTGGGTCATTGATAACAGCAGTTAGACCACCAGAGTCGATATATGCTGTAACCAGACCTGCTGTTCCATCTAGAGTGACACCTAGACCAACAAAGTCGAGGATTTGAATTCTTCCAGCAGTTCCACTATCAATACCTGCTTTTCTAACAGAAACACCAAGGATACCAGTGTTTCCTGCTCCTACACCTGCAGCACCATGAGCAATAATCTCAATTTCTTCTCCACCAAATGCCGCGGCAAACAGTACGATTGATCCACCACCTGCATTGATTGCATAATCACCCTCAGTGAGTTTTACACCATCGAGGAATACACTGGTTAATGTAGGTTCTGTAAGTACGAAAGTTCCAAAACTTCCTGTAGCAGGAACTCTTGTTTGTCCTGCAGTAAGTGTAATTCTTTCTTGTTGTCTAGAGATAGGAAATGATTCCCATCTCCACTTATCTCCAGTTGATTGTAAATATTGACCACTTACACCTGTAGTTCCACCAGTTGATACTGGTGAATATAATGCACCATCAATGGCAGCATCACCGATAACATCTAACGCATGTTCAGGTGTTCCTGAATTAATACCAATACGATTAGTTTCATCATTAGCATATAACAAGGTGTTCGCAACTTCAAGACCGTTGCGAACTACAAAATTCTTGTTAATTCCCATTGATACTCCTGGGGTTCACTATCCCCCCGATTTTTACTAGTTTTATTTATACCATCTTGGGGTATGAACCTCCACAGTTGTCGCTTATACCACTTGCTTTAGTTCCTTTAATCTTTGATCTAATGTGATTGTAAAGACTATTTAAAGTTGGGAAACTTGATGGTTTATCTTTAAAATCATTATACCAATTTTTCAATTCGTCACCTGTTCCTGGGAAGTTTCTTTCATCCCAATATGCTTTATTGATTTTTTTGAACACATCGGTTTTAGCATATTTGGTGTAACTGATAGTATATTTAATCATGGTAGCACCATCTCCACCTTTTCCTCCACCATTACCACATCCACCACCTGATCCACCACCACCGTAGTTGTGTCCTTTAGCTCCTTCTTCTGTTCCTTTTTCCTGTCTGGGACTTCCTTCACATGATCCACTACTGACTTCTGATCCTTTTCCTGGTCCACCTTGGTCACATGGTTTTGATCCTTTGTCTGCTTCACCTCTCTCGCAGGTTCCACCAGTAACCCTTCCTGCTCCACCACCGTGGCCACCTTCATCACCTCTTCTTCCTGTTCCAGGAGAACCAGATCCACCACCACGACCTGTGCCACCTTCTCCACCATCTTTTTCACCACCACCTTCTCCACCATCTCCTTGCTTTCTGGATTTGGTATTCTTACCATTGATTTCAACCCAAGAAGGTTGACCATTTTCACCTGATCCTTTACCACCAGATTTGCCATTTCCTCCTTTACCAGCAAAAAACTTAATTATATCACCACCTTCTGCTTGGTTCCATTCAACTTTGAAGGCACCACCGCCTCCTCCACCACCAGAACCTTCTTTTTCACCTTCTTTACCACCGCCACCACCAGCACCAATTCCTTTTGCCTCTACTGAAGTAGTTCCTGCTGGTAAAGTATAAGTACTATTCTGATTGGCAGCAAATCTATCGATAGTTCCTGAAGTTGTCTTTTCTCTATTTCCACCAGTGGTTCCATTACAATTACTCAGACCAATTACACCCATTCTATTATTACCCTGACCATTAGAAGATTTAAATCTTCTAGTTTTTAGAGTACAACCACCAGCACCATATGTACCATTTTCAACTGTACAATCTAAAGTTGTTACTTTAAATGTCCTACTAACACCACCAATGTTCATGGTAGCTGTTTTTGAGGTATTAAAAGAATTAGATGCATTCATCTTAATTCTTAGATTATCGCAAGAAGTACCATTCTTTACTTTTTTTGATGTGGTTCCATTGAGGAATGTAGCACCACCACCACTAACTTTTGCGGTTACTTCAATTCCAGGAGATAGTCCATGAACTTCATTTGTGGGAGAAGAAGTGAACTTTGGTTGAGATTCTTGCTTTGATCCAAGAGCCACATTAGTTTTTGTCTCTGGATTCATCTTGTAACTGTCAACAGTCGTATCATCAGTGACCTTTGCTTCTGCAGGATCAGTATCTTCTAAACCTGTATCGTTATCTTTAACAGTAATTGACCATTTATAAGTACCACTAGAATTCATGGTGACTTCTTTACTTCCAGATAATGCGGTAATATTACTAAAACTTGGTCCACTACTAGCAGTTACTTTATCTGCATCAGTAGAACTCCAAGTAAGAGTTACTTTATTACCAGTAATAACGTTTGATGGTGATACCTGTAAAGATACCTTTGGTTTGAATTTGAATGTAATAGATTTAGAAACTGTGTCGGGGTTTGTTCCAGCACCAGTTGCTTTTGCAGTATAAACTTCACCATCAGATGCAGGTGTTACACTATCACTTCCACTTTGCTTATCATTAGTGTTAAATCCAGTTCCTTTTATTGCTTGAACTTTAATTGCATTGGTTGAAGACCAATACAATGTTGCACTATTGTTTCTCGTAATATTAAATGTGTTTGAACAACTACTTGTAGGAGGATTTTTGTTTACACAGAAGAATAGTGTTGGTGCTGGTGGAACTCCAGTGATAACATTGATTGAATCTGTTGTACTTCCAGTACAATTAGAAACAGTTAAACTAAATGTACTTTGTCCACTTTGTAAATTACTTACATTTTTACTACCATTCTTTGTTTGATCACCAAGAGTTGTAGGAGTAATAGAAGATAAACTACTAAATCCACCAGGACCAGTAGCAGTTACTGAACTTTGTGTAACATGAGTATATTCATATTTGATTGTTGTACTTCCACCATCAGGGAATACGAACGATGGGTTTAAGTCTGTAGCAGTTAGATTTAATGTTGGTTTTGGTGGTGCTTTAGGTGCAATTGTCCAATCAGCACTCTTTGAAGACCCTGTTGTAGTAAATGCTGCAGACAGAGATACTGTTGTAGTTCTGGTTTCACAGAAGTAAGGAGTTGTCATATAGACTTCAATGACATCTCCCACTTTTACATCACTTAATGATGATCCTTGTTGACTAGTTCCTTTTTTCTTGAGGAATGAGTTAGAATTTGATGTAGATGCAGTGATGTTACAGTCAAATTCAAAAGTTCCACCGACTGTGAATTCTACTTTTGCCTGATCACCAGGATTTAATGTTGAAGATCCTTGTGAAATATTTGACAAACTGAATGAACTAATTCCACAATCTCTTGCTTTTGATGTTACATTCCAAGTATCTGATGTAGATCCATTAACTCCACTGATAACTGTAAATGTATTTGTACCAGAAACAGTAAAGGTAGCACTTCTTGTACCTTGTGATGCTGTTGCTGATAATAGTCTTAATTGAATTTCATCACCGAGTTGAACTCCAAATGATGAACTAGTCCAATCTTGTACTGTCGAACCATTCCTGACGACTTTATATTGTGCATTTGATCCACTAGATCCAGAAATACTAGCAGTTCCTTCATCACCAAAAGCAGTCATACCTGCTAAGGTAATTGTGTTACTGTAAATTAATTCATTTCTTAATACTGGGTTTTGATCAGTAAATGTAAAATCATCTGGAATTGTATCAATTGGTCTTGGTCTTGTTCCTACAGAAAAAGTATCCGATTGATTTGCAACAGTCAATGTTGCATCAGTCTGTGTGTCGTAACTACCAGATGCCGTTTGCTTTAATTGAATTACATCACCATTGTTACATGTGGATGGTGATACATCTGTATATTGTACTACTGTTGTTCCATTTCTAATGATTTGGTATTGACCATTACCAGAAAAAGTTAAAGGTAGTGGGTTATTGCCATTTAAGTTGTCATCAGCACCACTAATTGTAATTTGATTACTTTCATGAATTGTATTGAGATCTACATCATCAATATCAGTGAAAGTAAAATCATTAATTGTATCATCTACTGGTCTCGTTCTAATTTTAAATGTGGCTTGGAAAACACCTAACTGAACTGTCGTAACCACAGTTCCATTACTACTCGAATCAGCATCTGCAAATGCTTCACTAGAATCTTGATAGAAATTTGATGTTGTATTTCTTAGTTGTAATGTATCTCCATCAAATATCTTTCCAGTGGATGTCCATGCTCCACCATTGATACGCAATTCACCAGTTCCTACGATAAAAATATCGACACCAATCGTATCATCAATACCAGTTACAGTAACAGTGTCACTGCCTGTTAAGGTGTTAATCTCTAGATTATCTTGATCAGTGAAATCGAATGGATCTGGATCATCATCAAGTTCTCTGGTTTTAAGTACCCAACCTTCTGGTCCTCTTTTACCAATATTAACGTCTACTGAATACGTTGCATTAAACGCAGCTTTACCAATACCAGTTCCTAAGGTAAGAACTTCAAGTTCAATCTTGTCTTTGTTACGGACAAGAACCATATTATTTGGATCATTACCAGGTAAAAAATCACCTGGTGGTCCATACGAATCAGTTTCTTCAATATAAGGAGTAACTCTGACAGAAGCAGCAATTCCTGCAGCAATTGCAGCTGCAGGTTGTTTTAGTTCTGCAGTAACTAATGCTTTGTAGTTGATACCAGTGATAGTTTCTGCAGTGCAAGTTCCAGCAGTTCCTGGAAATATCTCTTCAACTTGAACAAAACTAAATGCGTCTGGATATTCATCCAGATTACCTCTCCATGATATATTAGATCCAGGACCCTGAGCACCAATTAAAGGCATGTATCAAAACCTCCGAAATATTACTGATATTGAGATTGTGAGTATAGAACGTCAAAGTCATCTACTGGATTACCAGTATTATTCTTTCTGACTAACACATAAGTATATAGATCTATACTGTTCGCATTTCCAGTATTTATAGTCAATGAACCGTAGTATCTTGGAGACATTAAGATATCATCAATATAAACTTGATAATTGTAATATGGTGTTGGACCTTGTTTTGTAGTTATAGCAACAGTGATAGATTCACTGACCTCTAAGAAGTCCGTTAATGCAAGTCCTGCACGTGCTCTCATGTTCACTGCCCAGTTAGCACCAGCATCTTGTGTGTAATAGTAGATAGAAGATTTATCTAGATCAGCATGAATAACTGTAGTACCAATACCGATGACTGTAGTATTATCTAGAGTGGTGTTTTCAATGATTTCAAACACCTTCATGGTGCCTCTAATCTCTGCGTTTCCTTGAACATACATGGAAACGTCTGGTTTGGAACTATTTGTAGAACCATAACCTACATTACGAGTGGTGTGAATACCTGTTGCGTCAATTGCCCAGATATCAGACACGTCAAAGAGACCAGATCCATCACCCGTAAATGTACCGATGAAGTATCCACCAATCTCAAAGACATCTTTCTTGTTGGAGATTGCACCCCAAGGATACCAATCATTATCAGTTGTGTAACACCAACCAGCATTTTGACCTTTGAATGGGTTGCCGTTAAAGATAATATCACCTGGGTTTCCTGCACCCTCACCAACAAGTTCAACAGAAGATGCTGGTTGAGTAACACCTACAGTATATTTTCTAGAAACTGTTTCATCACCTTGTAGGAATAGACTTGGTGATTCTAATCCTTTATTTGAAGTAACAGTGAGTTTATTGTTGACTAGAAGTGGTCCGTCAAACTGTGAGATAGTTGTCTTATCTTCACCACCATCAACTCTTACAGCATCGGAGACATTAACTTCGGATGCCTTAACGACATTAAATCCAAGTTTAGTATCAGGGATTTCTTTGGTTTCACCTCTAAATCTTGGACGTGGTGTGGAGAATGTTTCTTCATCACCTGCAGTAGTAATAACTCTCTTATTAGAGATGTAGAAATCACCATCACTGTTCATACCAGTGTAAACAACGAATCCACCCTCTTCAGTAAATGACTGAGATAGAACTTCTTCTGCTGCACTTAGTTGACGATCATGACGATCTGGGAATGCAGTAGAGTAGTTACCAGGACCATAACCAAGATATTCAAACGTATGACCAGAAGCACGAATAATAGAGTGCCTTCTAAATTCAATTGGTTTTGCATCAATTCTTCTAAATGCGGATCCACTGACGTGTGCCTCTGCTTGTGTTCCTAAGAGACCTCTATAAACCTTAACTGGATTACCAGTTACAGTTTGATTAACTCTCATGATTTCATTATCAATCAAAATATAATCACCAATTTCTAGATCTAGATCATCTAGATCAGTAACATTCATGTTAGTGTCAAGTTTAGTCATTGCGAGTGCAAGAGTTCCATAAAGATTACCATATGGAATTGAAAGTCTGCTGCTGAAACTTTCATCACCTGTGGTAATTTCTCCACCCTTAGCACCTAAAGTAGTTGGATATATTCTAGGAGATCCAGCAGCACTAATAGTTGATAATGTAGAAACACCAACATTAACAACGAGATCGGTAAGTGAATCAACTCTTTGAATCAAGAATGAACCATTAAAGTGTTCACTATCTCCCGTATTACCACCAATAACAATCTTATCATTAACCTGTAGTCCGTGTGCATCAAGTCCTGTGCTGAATGTAGCAATACCTGTTGCTGGAGTGAATTCAGATGCGCTAATACTAAATGATGGACCATTTAGATATCCAAATGCATTGGATGCATTATCTTCACCAATTCCACTAATTGTAGATCCAATACCAACTGCAGTTGCTGATATTACATCAAAAGTTTTAGTTTCACCAACATCAATAGTATTGATTTCATATGTTGTATTATAACCATGATATAGCTCACTAATTCTTTCTAGTGTAATTGAGTCACCAACGTTATCATAAACTTTAGTTACTCTTACAGTACCTGCAGTATGTCCAGATGTTGTAGCAATACCAACAACTTGCATGGTATTACCAACACCATATGCAGAACCACCATCAATAATTTGAACACTAGCAAGTGTACCTGCAGATGATACTTGGACTCTTGCTGTTGCATTTTCACCTGTGATTGATCCAGCAAATCCAACTAGTCTTGCATTATAAAGGTTTTCAGTAATACCAATACCAGTTCCATAGTTTGTTCCTGGATCTTCAACTTCAACTTCAACAACTCTGTTTAGACCATGATCATTAGTTGTGAAAATTGTATGTCTATAACCATCTACTGCATCATCAGAAATAATATCAGTGACACCAAAACCAACACCATAATTTTCTAGAGCAGAAATTACTGTTTCTTTCGTAATACTCTTCTCTGGATCATTAACAACAACCTTACCAATTGGATCTGCAACAGCAAAACATCTCGCAGCATATGGATCAGAGTTTGGATTATCTCTATCATATTCTGGATATAGATTATCAAGAGGTTGTGATAGTTTTACACCAGTAAATGGTGCTACATTTGGTGTATTTGATGAGTTGATAACAGTTAGATGATATACACCATCTTGCTCATTTTGTACATATCTTTGAATTTCATCGGACTTGTAGACAACAAAGGTTCCTTCGTGCTTTTTCTTCTTCAGTTTTGGTAGATTTTGATTACGAATAGAAGTATCACTTGTAAAGTCACCAGGATTTGTTGCAACACTAATTTTAAATTCTTTTCTACTTACAATATCAGTTACATTAAATGTACCATTAAATCCCTGATTTGCTTTTCCTGTAGTGTTGAAACCACTGATGACATTGGTAATTTCTACTTGAGAATCTGCAGTCAGGTTATGAGGTAGTTCTGTTCTGATGGTTGCTTTGCTATCTAAAGATGCCCATGAAGCATCAGCAATGAACTTGAAGTTTCTAAACTCAGTTGAGTTTGATAATGTCTGACTATCAAAACTTAGATACTTCTCAACTTCAGCATCAGAAGCACCATCGATGTTATTTGATTCTTGGATAATAAATCCATCAACAGGAGGTCTACCCAATGTTGGAGAATCCTTTGGTAGGACATAACGCATCTTGTAGATGCTTCCCTCAACATTTCTATCGGTTGGTTTTCTGAGTACAAATGTTCTTGGTGTTGTTTCACCTAGTTCTGCAACACCTCTATCATAAAGTTGCTTATAAATGCTTGCTGCAGTGCTACCTGTAGATACATTAATATACCACTGACTTTGTGTCGCATCCCATTGAACTGGGTGTCCAAGATCTCCAGCAGACTTATCAGATACTCTACTTACAACGCTAAGAATACCACCAGTATTATTAATATTAATTGGAATATCGTTGTTAGCATCATTTAGAGTTGCAGCAAGTTTGATTTGCTTTGAAGTAAGTGCTGGATTAGGAGCAATTGCTGTGGTAATTACATAATATACTCTTTCTTCTTCAATACCATCTGGTAAACCACCATTTTCACTAATAATTCTAATAGTCTCACCGTTTAGGAAAGTGTGATTTTCCTGTAGAGTAATTGTATTTGATACAATAACATTTACACCAGCAGTTTGTTTGACCTTATGAATTTTTTCTGATATCTTTTCACTTGCAGTACCTTCAGTATTAGGCATTACAACTTTAGAGTGATAAGTTGTAATTTCATTTCCTTCTGCAAGAAGAACTTTTAGTGCTTCATTTTTATTGGAACCAATACGATATCCGTCAATGACTGTTGCTGGTGGGACATCAAAGTTATCCTCTTCATATAAGAAGAGTTTACTTGTGGTTGCAATACCTACAGAAGTAGTAACACCCACGTCAATACCAATAAATTCAATACCTGCCTCAACAGTTTCAATTTCTTTTGGTGAAACTACATGTGAAATATAACCAATATCATCTCTTGGGAAAGCATCTGGTCTAAAACCTTTAGAAACAAGAGCTTTTGCACCAAAGTTAGAGTTAGAGTTTGTGATAGAAGCATCACCACCAGACTCTAGTAAGAAGTGGTTATTGAAACCGATTGCGAAGACCGAAACGATCTGCAATAGTGAGTTATTACTGCACTTAATATGGAAATTCTCATATGATGGTTTGAATCTTGCTTGAGAATCTGTGTGAATATTCTCATTACCTGCAGCAAGAGTTCCCTCATACAATCCAGTGGTTGTATTATACTTAACGAATGCATTATCATCCTTCTGAAGTCCAATACCAGTAAATTGGGCAAGAACCATGGATTTAAATCCAGTTGCCTTGTTACCATCAGCATGGAGACCACACATACCAAAAACAGATCTCAGAGAGATGTTAAAGATATATGGTGATGCAGAGGTAACAGTATCAACAGAAATGTTCAGAGTTGCACCAGAAGTTGTTGATGGTAGTGGATTTGCTGGTGGAACAGATACCTGATACTTAATCTCTGTAGAAGAAAGAACTTCAAATACAGCATACTGACCATCATATCCTGCATCGGCAATACCTTCAATACGAATTGGGGTGTTTACATCCAATCCATTTACTTCATTCTCTAGTGTAACTGTAATTTCTGTTGTTGCAATAAGTCCATCACCAGATTTGATACTAGTAATACCAACTTCTGCACCAGTAGAACCAACAATACGATATTCATCAATCTTTGGCTCAATATCTAAAGTAGTAGAAGGATAATCAGGAGAAACTTCTCTTCCAGATGGTTTACCATATGCAAAACCAACCTTCTGATAGTACATATCAAGGTCAGTATCTTCATCATTATATGTTAAGAAATCATCATCAATAGATACTGGATTTACACCATCAGCATACTCGAAACAAGTAAGTTTATGGTGTGAGAAGTTAGGAACAAATGAGTTAGTTGTATAGTCTTTATATACTGTACCAGTCTGATCACCATCAAAGATGGAGAACTGCCACATGTAACAAGCACCAGTTACACGGAAGATAGCAGATCTTTCAATTTCGTCGTTTTCTGGATTAGGAACGTACTTAGGAATAATCTTGGTCTTTCTAAGGTCTAGACCTACAAGTGATGTACCTCTAGGAATGATAACACCACCATGAACACTATTAATTTTGTATAGTGCGTTATTAGGACTGTCTAGGTCAAAATTGCTATTGACATCAAGTGGTGGGAAGTCATCAGAAGTAGTACCAGACCTAAGTCTGTAGGTATTTGCGACTTGATCGTGAATTGGTATCCATCCTGGTCTATTATCTACGACGTGCTCACCAGGATAGAGTAGAATGGTAGTTCTACCAAATCTATCGTTATTTTCTCCTGCTTGATAGGAGAAACGAGCTGCCTCTAGCAGTGCTCTTTGAATTGTTTTAAACGGTCTTGCTAAAGAGTTACCTTTATTCTCGATACTGTCCGTAGAATCGAGACTTGAGGGATCTACATAAAGAATCTCACCCTTGGTGCTCTTTAGAAAATTATCCAGACGACTAAGACCCATCTTATTAAGCGTTAAATTCCTATAGGTCTATTTAGGAATATAATTATAGTGCGAGTAGGGAGACTTGAACTCCCACGAGATTAATTCTCAACAGATTTTAAGTCTGGTGCGTCTACCGATTCCGCCATACTCGCA